AAGAGTGGCAGACACCCAGAACAGGTGTACCAAGAACTCAAGGACATGGGGGTCACTGATATTTCTATGGAAGTCGTAGGCAATGCTCAAACTATGATCAATGATGGTCGTAGATTGAAAGCAAAGTTTGGCGATTGTGCTACAATCAAGGTTCCGTGTACACCAGACGGACTCCTTGCTTGTCGTACATTATCTAAAGAATTAATTAGAGTAAACGTAACATTAATATTCAGTACAGCACAAGCAATCCTTGCTGCTAAGGCAGGGGCAAAGTATGTGTCTCCTTTCATAGGAAGATTAGAAGATAACTCACACTCAGGTGTAGAAGTTACTCGCTCTATTGTTGATGTCTATCAGAAACACAGCATCCATACTGAAGTATTGGCAGCATCTATTCGTGACGTTGCTAAAGTTACACTAGCATTCTGGAATGGTGCTCATATATGTACCCTACCTCCAAAGGTATTCCATAAGATGTACGATCATGTGTTAACAGACGCAGGATTGAAAATCTTCGATGAAGACCACAAAACCACCTTCTCTACTGAAAGAGTCGGTGGCGATATGGATGCTATTGGTAGTGAAATGCAATATAACTTCCCATCATTCGATGATGGATTTACTTACACTATTGATACACCCGAAGGTGACGGACCTGCCCTTGACTTTAGTACAGATGATAATGAATATCCTGACTATAAGAGTCAAGAACATAGGTATGATTAGTCTAACTTAATCTCTGCTCTACTTTGACCTAAGACTATTGATCCTCCTGCATGTAAGGACTGAACGTAGATATCTGCGAACTCTCTTATAAAGCTGGGTTTCAGTAGTTTTATTTTTTCTTTCTCACTATTCAATCGTGCTTCATACTCATAGTATGTTACTGGTGATACTGGATTGACAGTTACACCCGCAGATGCTGTACCATCGTAGTATGTGACCTGATAGTTAGAAGGCACTCTTAATCCTGCTTTGACGATCTGACGACCCAAAGCATCAATAACCTCAGTTGTCTCATACATCATGACGGCACTGGGGTTTTCGTATTTATTATACACATAATCACTCAAGGATGAAGCACTACGTGGCCACTGTTCATGGTAGTTAGTTATATCATTGATTATTAGTATAGTCCAACCAAAATCTACTCTATTATACCTGTTAAATGATATGGACTCAGGTGTCTCTCCATCTTTAATGAAGACATCATCAAATATCACAACGTTTGCTAGGTACTCATCCCTAATGTCATTTCTTCTCCATAAATTTTTGAGAGCGTATAACTTCGGATCAAGAACCTGATCAGTATAATTGTATGCTACGTTAGGTGCGTTCTTAAATAAACTCATTAGAATGTTCCTGATTCTAGGTCTGATTGTGTGAGTGCTGTTGTCTCAGCAAATTCCATGGTCACTGTTTGGAAAGGTAATTTACCATCTTTAGTAGTAACAAAATTATTAGATGGGGAAGCATTAACTGATAGACTCTTTAAAGCAACAAGTTTACTTCTTGGCATCATAGGGTGACGAACACCGTTTGGAATTATATTACCTTTTCCATCTACAGCACTGAACCATGGTTCTAACAGAAAGATATCTGGGAAACCAAGTACACCACCTGTACCTTTAGCAGTGGTTGTTGGGTGCATACCAGTTTTGAAACCATTGATAATCTTATCAATGTTAGTTGCTTCATTTTCATCACGAGCTAGAAATTCAAATGTAAGGCTGAACGATCTATTCTCCATCTTACTAAACATAGTAATAGCATTTTCGTTTGGTGCTAATCCTGCTAGTCCTAGTGTGTTGACAGTATTTAATGAATCAGTTGAACCCAGTGGGTTAGTTGATCCTTTAAAGAAAGCACCCGCAATCTGTTCTGAGCTAAGTCCACTCTTATTAGATTTATCAATATTCTCGAATAATTGATCCTTCATAGGTTTGATAAACTGACCAATAGCATTAAACAATCCAGATCCAATACCAGTGAATGCCATCTGTGCTAGACCCGCTACTGGGTTGTCTAACACTCTTGCCATTGTGCCCATTTTGAATTTGTTGTCCCAGCTAGCATTGTACGCATATGAGAACTCATTAGGCATAGGTAAGAAATATAAACTCTTGACTGCGTTTTCTGATGATTGTGATTGGTTTCTAAGTTGTGTTAATTGTTCAGCGTTGTCGAATGTAGTTCCATCTTGTAGAGTGATTGGGAAATCAATATTACTATAGTCTCCTGCTACTACATCATTATAACTTGTTCTTTCGTTTGAAAACCAACCTTTGTCAGCGTTGGAGTTTTTAACTATCTGTCTTATCTGTGATTCAAATGCTTCTAGATCTCCTGATCCATGATCTATGTTTCCATAGGTAAATTGTAGAGTCTGATTGGTAAGTGCTCTCAAACCCTGCATACTCCAGCTTTCTCCATAAGCAGCAAGAGCATCGTTCTGCCCATTTTCTCTTGCCCTTTTTAGACCTTCGTTATATTTGTATCTAGTGATTCGCATGTAAGAGGCATATTCAATAGTCCTTAGACCTTCAGGATACTCTCGTTCCTCACCTCTTAATACTCTGTTTCCCTCACTCATCGGTTTCTATGAAATTGTTCTAATGGTAATTGACTCATTGCCTGCATGTCGTCTTCTGGTACTTCAAAGAACAAGTTATCGGCATTTTTAGGTATATAGTAGCGAAGCGTCGACATAGAAGCTTCCTCTTTATTTAGTGACCTAAGACGAGCTTTTGGTCCTAGGAAATGAATGTTCATGCCTAACATCCTATCATTCTTGATTTCCATGAGTTTTATTAGTGGGTACTCATCCCATTTTTTTAATATAGCCTTATACTTTGGGTCATACTCAAAGAAATACCACTTACCTACCTCTGGTTGTTCTGTAGCATTATCGTAGAGTGCGTTAAATATTTCTTCTCTTAACTCAGCTCTACTTATTTTTTTTCCCTTTAGATTTAGGAGCAGTGTAGTTAATTCTGAGTTCTCGTTCTGTGATGATTTTGAATTTCCATTTTCTGTCGTCGCAGAATTCCTGAGCTGCCCTCCACTTTGCATCGTTTTT